GCCGCACTGCGGCCCACCCTGGCTCTCGCCCTTCACCACGGTTGATTACCGTGCTTTACCAATCTCAGGTCCCTGTGATGTTCTGAAGGCTCATCACCTTCCACATCCTTGGACCTTGTGAGAGATATTGATTTCGACTTGCCTGGCCGGCAAGAAGATATTGCGAGGACCTTTTCACTATGACAATCACCGTCACCCCAATCACGTATGATCGGGTCGGCTATCTCCCAAGCGGAGCGAGCTACCGGCACATGCGTATTGCACGCACCAAGTACACGCAAAAACCCTATGTAGGAGACCCTCTACCGTATGTCAGCTTTCGAGCTTATTACGATGAGGTCCCCCAAGGTATCCGCTTTAACAACGGAGCGTGGGTGTATAGTGAGTCCGATATCCAAAATGGCGTTATTTCAAGCCGTCTTGGGTCCGGATTTTCGGGTCCATTTGCCTCTGCGTTGACATTAGCAACTAATTCAGCGTACGGCCGAATGAGAGATCGCTTCTATGGCGATTCTGCCTCCCTAGGTGAAACTTTTGGGGAAGCCCGACAATCCCTCGAGATGATGTATTCGAGACTTGAGCAGCTGAAAAACGCTGCTGTTGCCTTGAAAGCTGGGAACTTGGGAAAGTTCGCCGGCATTCTTCGGATCAAACTGAAGAAGAAACATCAACATCGATGGTCTCGGCCACAACAAGCCTCCGGGCTGTGGCTCGAGTATTGGCTCGGATGGGCGCCGCTTGTGAACGACATCTACACTGCTGCACAGGTGTTGTCACAGCCGTGCCCCCAGAACGGTATCCGCGTGAGCGGGTCCCGGACCATCAGAGTGCAAGAAAGTGGAGTAATTGGGATTCAAACAAGTTCCAGTCACAATACTTTCAAGCTCAGTGGTCAGATCCGGGTGCGCCAGGGTGCAGTGTTCTTGGTAACCAATCCAAACATGTACCTTGCTACAAGATTGGGTCTAATCAACCCGCTGACGGTAGCCTGGGCCTTGGTACCGATGTCCTTTGTCGTTAATTGGTTCGTGAATGTTGATAAGTTTCTCAACAGTCTAACCGATTTCGCGGGGGTGAACGTATCTCGGCCTAACACTGTAACTCATGCTTCATGCCATGTGGCTAGTACCCGCGATGAAACCAACGGGAACACCAACTATGCAACGAAGACTTGTTACAGCATTTCGTCCGGTTTTCGGATGACGCGGTCAACAGGTTTAACCCTGCCTAAACTCGCGCCAATCCCGATGTACCGATTATCCCCCACCAGGGGGGCAACAGCAATCTCGCTGATAGTGTCACTGTTCTCTCCTAGAGCATGATACTTTACTTCTTGAAAGGAAAAAACTATGCCTACTATGGCTAATATCACCGTTAAGGCTTCGAATGGCACCACTGACGTGGTGTATGTTGCGAAGTCACCCTCCGCTGGCGACAAGGTTCCGGCACGTTGGGCCGTCGATGCTGCATCGACGATTCCGGCGTTCCGTCCCAAAGCATCCTTGGTGTCCCGTGATAACGGAAATCGCAACGCCCGTACCTTCGAGTTTGACTTCTCCTACCCCATCACGGCGGTAGAGAGTGGAGTCACTGTACTCAAGGCGACCGTGCCTGTAAAGGCCAGCTTAGTCCTTGCGACGAATGCTGATGCGACTATCGTGAAGGAAGCGATCTATCAATCTGGGAACCTCCTGGTTTCCTCGTTGATGCGTGCTGCTTTTGAGGATGGTTACTCCCCGACGTAATTGTCGGCAGATAATCCTCTTCTTTCTCACTCTAAGTACATCTTAAGTGAGACCCTTCACTCGTTCACTGGAGACTTACCATGGACAAGCCGTTACAATCTGTAGCCCTCCTGTGGTTAGAGGGCCTCGACACTCCTTTCTCTTTGTCGGTAGCAATACTGATAAAACATGAGGAGTGGGAACAAGTCGCTCGCAAGAGCACTGTTCCCTCGCATTACATTGACTCCCCTTGGGGGGCCGAGCGCTTCAAACGTGATGCGCAAGCGGTCAACATGCTCCGTAAGGCGAACTTCCTGCCTATCGAAGTAGATCGCGAGCTCGCCACACTCGATTTGTTTCTCGAGATGGAACGCAAATGTAAACAAACCAACGACCGCTTTCACCCTTTGCATATATGGTCGGAGCTCAATGATCCCGAGCTCCATGACCCGCGCATACCGGAATACTTCCGACGCGTGAGAAAAATTATACGCAAGTGGTTAGGTCCTCTTCCTCAACAACTGGAAGGTTCCTTTGGTCCTGGTGCGATCTTCGAGACGCGCCGTCAACGCCGTAACTGGCCGAAGACAAAGCGTTTTGACAGGTTGGGACTAACAAACCAGCCAAGGGGGTTGACGCTAGGTGATAAACTTAAAACAATCCCTTCTGTGACCAATGGTGCACGTTTTTTGTTTGAACACTACTTCTGGCCAAGCGCCTGGGGTAGGCATCATTTGTCGTGTAGACAGAACTCCATCAACACTTGCCGCGGCAACCGATTCTTCACCGTCCCAAAGACGGCGTTGATCGACCGCGGTGCGTGCGTGGAACCTGGAGGTAATGTGTTCCTCCAGCTCGGCGTCGGCGCTTACCTTAAGCACCGGCTAAAGCTATGGGGTCTCGACCTGGTCGAGAACAAACCCCTACACATGCAGCTTGCATGTATCGGGAGCCTGAACAACTCCCTAGCCACGATCGATCTGTCTTCTGCTTCTGATACCCTAGCCAAACATCTGGTCAAGTTCTTATTACCGGGTGAATGGTTTGCCCTTCTCGACGATCTGCGTAGCCCGTCCTCCCGACTTCCCCCTCACAGGGGTCGAAGGGGTGGCTGGTACGCGTCTGAGAAGTTCTCGTCTATGGGAAACGGGTTCACTTTTGAGCTTGAAACGCTCATCTTCGCCGCCTTGGCTTGCGCCTTGGAAAGTGATGGTGAGTATGCTCTTGGTGACACCGTCCACGTCTTGGGTGATGACATAGTTGTCGCCCGCGATCGTGCCCCAGACTTGATCTCGATCCTTCGGTATTGCGGCTTCATGCCTAATACCAAGAAGACTTACAGCGACGGTCCTTTCAGGGAAAGCTGCGGTGGGGACTTCTTCTGCGGGATTGATGTTCGATCCCATTATATAGAGGAAGCACCTATTGAGCCAACCGATTGGATTTCTTTGGCAAACGGAATTTTTAGAAGATCGTGCTACTTGGATCTTCGACAATCTCCCGGGTTTCGGGCTCGACTTCGAGCTTTGGACCAATTGCCTTCGGATATACGCTGTAATCGAGGGCCTGCTGAGTTGGGTGATGTCATTGTTCATGACTTAGCCCAGCGATGGACATCCTGGCAACTGGATTCCATCAGATGGTTTCGATGTACTATTCCACAGTTCCCTCACTTACCGCTCTGGGTTTACCCAGGCGGAGTGCAGATGGCTGTTGCCCTGAAAGGGGTGATGTCCAATGGAGTAGTTCCCAGAGGCACCATGCCACTGGGATATGAACACATCGATGTACCATACTCTTAATCAGAGCCACTGTGTGGGTTGATCTCCACATAGCAACTGTCCGCTGATCACGGTGAGGGCCCCTTCGGGGATATGAAAACG